GTTTGACGACACGCGAGACGCCTTGCTCCGCCAGCATCCTTGGGCGTTCGCTACTAAATATACATCACCGGCTTCGCTCAGCGGGACTGCACCGGGCCACTGGGATTATATGTTCCAGTATCCTACAGATTGCATCCGGCTCTTGGGTATCATCAACCCGCTGGGCGAAGACCAACCCAAAGTCAAGTTTGAAGTCGCGCGCAACAGCACCGGCGACCGTATCTTCATGTGCAACGAAGAAACGCCGCAGATCTACTACACGGCGCGTATTGAAGACACTGCAGACTACGATCCTGAGTTTGTTATGGCGTTCTCCTACGTTCTGGCAGCGCGCATGGCTATGCCGCTTACAGGCGACCGCAGCATTGCTGGCGACCTGTACGAGCAGGCTCGTGCTGTGCTTAGCCAAGCTGGGGCATCTGACGCTAACGAGGGTATCGAGGAGAGCAACCCTGACGCTGATTGGATTAGGGCGCGCGTTTAATGGTCAAAGTCATCCAGCCTAACTTATCTGGTGGTGAAGTATCCGATGCTATCGCTGCGCGCGTTGACATCGATAAATACAAAACCTCAGTGTATAAAGCGGAGAACTTCTTTCCGCAGGTTCATGGTGGGCTGACAAACCGACCCGGCCTCAAGTTTGTAGGCCCAGCCAAGGGGACGGGGGCTACGCGCCTGATCCCGTTCGAGTTCAACACCACCCAGACCTACATCCTAGAGTTTGGCAACGAGTATATGCGCGTCGTGAAGGACGGCGAGCAGGTGCTGGATACGGCTGTATCTCTGTCGATCAGCAACATCACACAGGCAAACCCAGCCGTTGTGTCGGCCAGCCCTGCACACGGCATGTCCGACGGTCAGAGCGTATACATCACCGGCGTGGTCGGCATGACCGAGCTTAACGGACGTACCTTCAATATTACGTCTCTCGGCTCCAACACATTCAGCCTGCAAGACAGTGCCGGCAACGATATCGACACCACAGGGTATACGGCCTACTCATCCGGCGGCACGGCAGATAAGGTATTTGAGCTAACGACGCCGTACCTCGAAGCTGACATCTTTGACCTGCAGTACGTCCAGTCGGCGGACGTTATGACTATTGTTCACCCCGGATACGCACCGCGAGACCTGACCCGGTCAGATCACGATGTCTGGACGTTGAACACGATCACGTTCACACCGAGCCAAGGCTCTCCGACAAACGTGACCCATGTCGTCAATTCAGGCGGTAGCAGCAGCTACGACTACGCAGTGACGGCCGTAAACGAGGAGACGGGTGAGGAGAGCCTGCCGGAGTTTGAAGCGGTTACAAGCGCCAGCTCGACCCCGGACAACACAATTAACTGGGTCGAACCTTCAGGCGCTGGCAGCTACAACATCTATCGGCAAGAGAACGGCATCTACGGATTTATTGGCCGCGCCGAGGGCACGTCGTTTAGGGACGAAAACATAGACCCAGACACGACTGACAGCCCGCCTAAAGCGCGCAACCCGTTCAACGCGGTGGGCGACTACCCGTCGGCCGTCGGCTATCACCAGCAGCGCCGCATCTTTGGCAACACGGATAACGACACGCAGAAGTTCTTTATGTCGCAGACCGCAAGCATCGCAAATATGTCGGTGTCTACGCCTGCAAAAGACGACGATGCTATTACCGCGACGATTGCGTCTCGGCAGGTCAACGAGATCCGGCACTTCATCTCGCTATCTGATCTAGTGATCCTGACTTCTGGCGGTGAGTGGTTGATCGAGGGTATCGACGGCGTGATTACCCCGACGGGTATCCAGCTCAACCCGCAATCGTACTACGGATCTACGACGTTGCCGCCCATTGTTGCTGGCGACATTGTGATCTACATGCAGCCCGGACAGACTGTCCGCGACATGGGCTACAAGTTTGAGAGCGACAGCTACAGCGGTAACGATCTGTCGATCCTCGCCCGGCATCTGTTTGACTACAACACGATGCTGGACTGGTCGTTTGCGCAGGCTCCGCACAACCTGATCTGGTGCGTGCGCGATGACGGCATCGCCGTGTGTATGACTTACTCCCGCGAGCAGAACGTGTTTGGCTGGTCTCGCCATACGACGCGGGGTGAGTTCAAGTCAGTAGCCTCCATCCGCGAAGGCGACGATGACTTTGCGTACTTCGTAGTAGAACGAACCATAAACGGCGTGACCAAAAAGTTTATCGAGCGCATGGTTACGCGAGATAACACTGATGTGCAGGACAGCTTTTTCGTAGACTGCGGCCTATCTCTTGACGAGCCAATCAGCATCTCTGGCTACACCAAAGCCAACCCAGTAGTCATTACCACATCCACCGCCCACGGTTTCAGCAACGGCGATACCGTAGATATCACGCGCATTAAGGTTGAGAACGACGACGCTACTACTGGCTGGGTGTGGGACACGGACCTTGAGGGTTCCGGGTATACGGTAGCCAACGTGACCTCGACTACATTCGAGCTGCAGAACAACGGGGCAGACGTAGACGGCACGGCCTTTGCGACATACTACGCTGGTGGCGAGGTCCGAAAGGCGGTCACTACGGTGTCGGGCCTGTGGCACCTTGAGGGGGCCTCTGTAGTCGCTCTAGCCAACGGCTATGTGGTGCGCGACCTAACGGTCACCAACGGCTCTGTGACGTTCACTGAGGGCGCTGCTAGCCGCATCCACGTCGGCCTGCCTTATACGTCCGAGATGCAGACCCTGCGCATAGACGGCGGAAACGTGGCCGACACGATCCAAGGGCGCGCCAAGAAGATCAGCCGCCTGACCCTGCGGTTCGAGCAGTCTCTGGGCGGCTGGTACGGGCCGGATCGTGACCACATGCGCGAGATCAAGTACGGCCTCCCCGCAAGCTGGGGCCAGCCGTCTTCGTGGCTAACTGGCGACAAAGATGTTACTATGTCGCCCAGTTGGAATAAGGATGGCTATATCGTTGTCCAGCAGCGAGACCCGCTCCCGATGACGATACTGGCCGTTATCCCAGATATTGTTGTGGGCGGTAACTGATGATTATTCGAGACACCGTTCCTGAAGACGCAGATGCGCTGCTGGATCTCGGCAGCCGTATGCACAAGCGCGGCCGGTTCAGCGACTATGCGATGGATTTTGGCCGTGCCCAATACATCTTTACCGAGATCCTCGGCAAGCCCGGTGTGTTTGCGCGCTCTGCTTGGGACGGCACGCTGCCTCTAGCCATGCTGTTTGGCGAGGTGACGCAAGATATCAGCATTGACGTGAACCTAGCCCGCACGATCCTGATGTACGGGGAAGGTGGTTTTTCAGCGGCCTCCGCTATGCGGAAGCTGGTCAAGGAGTTTGAGGTGTGGGCCAAGGGCGAAGGTGCGAACTGGGTTTGCCTCGATATTAGCGGTGGGGTTGACGACTACAGGTCGTCCCAGTTGTTCGCCCGCATGGGCTTCGAGCAGATTGGCTACCCCATGTTGAAGGAGGTCTGACATGGGCTTAGAGGTGGGTACTCTGGCTGCTATAGGGAGCATTGCTAGCGCGGGCTTTGGTGCTTTGGGCGCGATGCAGCAGTCGCAGGCTGCCAAAGCGCAGGCAAACTACCAGCGGCAGGTTGCAGAAAATAACGCCATCATCGCAAGGCAAAACGCGACTGCTATTCGGCAGCGTATGGAGGTTGCTGAAGATGAACAGCGCGAGCGGGTTGCCGCCACTAAAGGCGCTGCGAGGGCGCGTCTGGCGGCTAACGGCCTGCTGGTAGACGACACAGAAGACAGCACGGCTGTGGGGTTGATTGCCGACATCGCTGAAGCTGGTGAGTACGACATCCTGAAGCTGCGCTACAATTACGAACAGGAAGCACGGGCTGCCGAGATACAGGGCATCAATTACGATGCTCAGGCTGGGCTGTTTCAGCTACAAGCGGACAGTGTCCCCAGCGGTGCGATGGCTGCAGCCGGGTCTCTGCTTAGCAGCGCAGGTAGAGTTCAGAGCGCCGGTAAAGAAGCTGGTTGGTGGAGCTGATAAATGGCACGGATACCAACACCTAGACTACAAGGGCAAGAAGTCGGCAGCGTACAGCTCCGGGGCACCGCTACGCCGTTTCAGAGCTTCCAGACTAGCGCAGATATGTTTGGCGCTGCGCAAGGCCGTCAACTCTCTCAGGCAGGAGAGGCTTTAGGGCAGGCTGCCGATACCCTTATGGCAACGGCGCGGACTGACGACAAGGTCGATCAGAAGCGCATGGAAGCTGAAGTTAAGGAGTTTACGACCGAGCGCCAGAACTACATCAATGGCCTTTCGGGGCAAGAAAAGCTAGACGCCTTGAAGACCGCCCAAGCTGATTTCGAGAGCGGCGTAGCCAATATCACTGGCAAGTATAAGATGCGCTTGTCCAGCAGCAATGACATCACCGACATCTTTGTCAAAAACGCCAACACGTCGTTTCTAAACTTTGTAGGCCAGTCGGCTAAGCAAGCCCGCGACGTAGTCGCTCAGCAAACGACGACGACTGGTATTGCAAACGCCGTGACTTCAGCGGCTCAAGCTACGGCCATTCCAGACCCCGTGGCCCGTAACAGGGCTTACAATACAGCTTTAATTGAAGCAGAGCGTTTAGTTAAAGATCCAGATATTGGGCTGGCTAAGCAGGCTGGCAACGACCCCAACTCCACCGACCCAGCGGTTAAGGCGCGCGTCGATCTCCTAGTTCGCGAAACTAAAATGCAGGTCATTGACGGCATGATTACGGCGCTGCTGGCCGACGGTAAATTTGAGCAGGCTGTAAACCTGTTAGATCAGCCAACCATGCAGAGCATTGGCGAGGGCACTAAAGCCTACTCAGCTCTAGAAGCCAAGGTTCTCCCCTTCCGCGAGAAGGTTTTGGGGATGAAGGAGTTTGCGGCGCTGCGGGCTTCGACGGTTAAGCCTGATGGCACTGAGGCTTCGCTGGCAGAAATGCAAAACGCAATCTCTCTGGAAACCGACCCACTAAAGCGGTCCCGGCTAACAACAGAGTTTTCTGTTTACAGCAGCGCGAAAAATGCTGTGCTTAACGAAAAAGTAAAGCAGCAGGGGGATATTCTTATACAGGCGTTGACCTCACCGGACGGCGTTACTCCAGAGGTAATGGCTCAAATCTCGGATTATCTGGCGAGAAACCCGCAGGCTGCGCTGGCACTGGCTACGGGGCGGACCCAAAGAACAACCGCTGAGCAGGTTGCAAGAACTGCGGAAGCTCAAGCCCACATTTCTAGCGGAGGTGGGGCTGGCAACCTCCCCGGACTAGAGGGGTACATGCTGGGTATGTTTAATACCAACGCCCCGCAGGCTACGGCTCTAGTTAGGGGCGGCGCTCTCAAACAGTATTTTGACGTAGATACTTACAATGCGATGTTGCAGAAAGCGGCAGTGGCCGAGGCCGCCCTTTCAAAAGCGCAGTCCAAAAACCCTACAAATGCAGCTACAATTATGTCGACTTATTTTGGGTATAGTAGGGCGGACGCAACGAAGTTAGTTAGTCGGCACAACACGCGCTTCCTAAGTGCCGTAAAGCGGGTAGAAGACGCTGCGATTGCTGCCGGTAAACCAGTCGACCCAGACGCCGTTCGTAAAGCGGTCGCTGAGGTTTTAGTCCGCGTGCGTACCGAAGATGGCTTTTTTAAGGATGAATATGACCTAAGTGTAGCCATAGATCAGTCCAAACTAGATGCCGGATTTGATCCGTATGATGCTGTACTGCAGCGAAAAGCCCGCAACGACCGTGTGGTAGGTTTCTTGTTTGATAGGAGCGAGGGCGAAATCAAGATGGCCCGCGCTGCTTTGGACGACAGAGATCAAGAATACACCCTCAATAATCTAGCTCGATACTTTAACGTGCAGACGCTGCCGGAGCTTAGGGATCTTGCCGCAAAAGAGCAGGCGCTTGAAGACTTAGCCGTAGATGCGGGGCTGCCGCCCAGTTTTGTGGACTATCTTCGCCGGGGGCTTAAGCGGCCACCAAGCGAGACTGCCGCTATTATCAACGAGTTGCAGAGTACAGGTAGACTTGCTGGGCAAACAAAGGACGCGCTGCTGAAAGCATGGTTGGCTACTAATGACTGAATTTGACTTTGACGCAGCCGCAGGTAAGGAACCAGCAGAGCCCGGCACTGAAGGTGTTTTGCCTGAGCCAGACGCCGAGCAGCCGACGGCGGTTTTTGATTATGGTGCTGCGGCCCCCGCACCCAGCCCTGAACCCGCCCCACAACCGGCCGCAGCCGTTTTTGATTTTGACGCTGCTGCTGGCGATGTTGAAGTTGAAGAGCCGACGTTCCGAAAAATCACAGATCCTTTAGGCCGGCCGCTCAAAGTCCAGCCGCCTGAGCGGCAGTGGAGCGTATTTGGTACACCCCTTCCGGGCACAGAAGCTGCGGTTATGGGTGCGGAGATCCACCCGC